TAATAGGAGCATATGATTTGAAAATAATATTACTGAACTCATTTTGATATAGTGTGTATCCCCTAATATCCATTATGTTGCCAGATATTGGCTCAACGATCATATCTTTTGTAATCTTATAAAGAGACGTTGATGGAGAAAAAAGATTTTCAGAAGGTTTTATAATTTCAACATCTTCCCCATATAAAGCTTTGAATAAAATTTTAAAAGACTTATCAGTGCCTTTAGATGTGTAAAAATCTTTTGACTGCTTTATAAAAAGATTCTTATCAATTTTATCTGAGAGAGTTCTATCCTCCAAACCAGGGAGAACTTGATGTTTTACTTTATTAAAAAACTTAGATAAAAACTCTATACTTAAGTTTTCAACAGTTGCGTCTGCTTTATGTAAAACTGCCCTTGTTTCTGCAAAAGAAAATACTTCTCTAGACTTTTCTTTTACATATCCAGTAAAACCACGGATACATCCTGTAAAACTAAAACTATTCTTTCCAGTATATGTGATAATTTCATCATCAATACGAATTAATCCATATTGATCGGGAAATCCATTTGTATTGCCGACAAATATTGTTCTTTCATACTGATTAATATCACTTCTTAACGTAGTTGATTTGACAATATTGGCATTATTGTTCAGTTTGATATAACGATCAATATTTTGAATTAAATCGACCGGTGCTCCCTGAAATTCTTGCGAGAGATAGTATTGGGATAAAAATTCACCCAAAAGAGGAAATTCGTCCCGAATATATTCGGGAAGTTGGCTCTTTACAATTGTCTGGAAAGGAATTCTAGTCTGTGTCATTTTATGGTTTTACCAACAAACCTCTATTTGAATCGTAACTGGAAGAAACGATATATGTTGATGCAGATGGATCAGATCCAGATGCAATCGGATCAACCACCATCTCAAACAAACTACTATTAATATCTAATTGCAAGTACAAGTCCTGAAGACCAATCGTATCATTTGATTGCGGTACTGCAACAATCTGAATAACAGATTGTCCATCAATAACTTTTTGAGTTGATTGAATGTTGATCGGATTTAAAGTAATTACTCCCTTTACATAATCAATTCTTCCAACATTTCTTCTTAAAATTGTTGGATCTTGAGCTTGAGGGTTTCCAAGAGAGAATAAGAATAAATTTCCCGATTGTCTATTAGTATTTGGAATATCTCCTAGATATACATTTTGTGGAATTCCAGCAACTCTAAATGCACTTGAACGAATATTGTAACCACTCATCTTCTGAATATGGAATTGGTTACCAAACCCTACCTGATACTCTGCAAGGGTGTTAAGGGCAGCCCTAACGTCTCTACGCATCGATACAGTGGTGATATTAGATGTAATAGATTCGTGACTCTCGTCAATAATTTTTAGGAATTTACTATATTTGAACCTAGCACCATACTTATTGAGTTCAGTTGATTCTGCATAATTAATTGCATTATTCTGAATCGCTGTTGCAACATCAGCAGAAGATGTTGCTTGATTTGAGTTATAGTAAATCTTCGACGTTACTTCAATATAGAGATATTTGAGATCCAGGATTTCAGGAACGATTCCTGCAACCGCATATTTCTTCAAATCTCTCTTAATATTTTCCTTTACCAAATTAGGGAGAAATTCTCCAGTTCTTGGTTTAATACTAATGAAAACTTTTCCATATTGTGGAGGAATTAACTCTTCTCCACCAAATACAGAGATAGATTCAGTTTCTGGATAGATCTTTGCTGGAATCAAAGTTTCATAATCATTTGCAGTGAGTGCTCTATTCTGTGATGCATAGATTCTAGGTGCGAATTTTTTAATAGAATCTACTTTTTCAATAACATCACCACCACCAGCAGCAATATCAGTGGAAAGAAGAGAAATACCCTGAGAAATGGTGTATGTGATAGCATTTCTTACATAAGTCATTCTTCCATTGAAAGTAAAGTTGTTTATTCCATTGGAAGATCCACCAGTTGTGGTCAAATAATTGATAGTTATCAGATTTCCTTCACTTAATGCCTTACCAAAGATTCCATCACCAAAAATAAGTTCATATCTTTCGTCTTCTACCTCTTGTAAGAAATATACTTGTGATGTAGAGTTAATATCAAAGAGGCTATCTTGTTTTACATAGGTTTGTTTTGAACTACCACTGTTTGTTCCTACTTGAACACGAATTAAATCGGTGTCAATGCCAGCATTATTAAGTAAAATACGCTGATTTGGATTTCTTGAACTATATGTGTATGATTCTGTGAGATATGTACCTTCAAAAATCTTTACAGAATCAAATTCTGCCACTCCATCAATAACTGGTACTGTAATATCCTCCATAATAGAGAATATAAACGAATTTCCAGAAAAAGTACCGTTCGATGTTGCGATTGGCCCTTTGTTTAGGGTGATTGATGTTGGTGCGGGAACAATACCAGTAGTATTAACGATAAAACTGATAACAGCAGAAGATGCTTTTCTTGATCTTGGGTTGTATCCAATATTTCTTGCTAGTGCAACAACATTTTCTCTCAATGTTGCACTATCAATAAAACATTCATTCGACACCATATTAGCGTTATATGATGTCAAGTAAGTATTGTATGCCAGAATATCTAAAATACTTGACAGATTAGATCCTTCAAAGTCATAATCCGTAAAATTAGAATTATTCCTTAGATATTCTTTAAGGGTGGATTTTATCTGGGCAAAATCCAGATCTGCGTAATTTACTAGTGCCATTTATCGAGTTGATTCTAATACAAACTCTAACTTTTGTGCTGGTATATCAATTCCAACGATATTATAAATGACCGTTACGTTAAATCCATTATTATCAAAGTCTGGATCGACAATGACTTTGTTTAGATCAACTCTCGGTTCATAATTACGGATGGAGTTGTCAATCTCATCCCTGATTGTGAGTGCAGTGATGTTATCAATATTCTCAAATAGTGATTGGCTGATACGTGATCCAAAATCTGGATCAAAAAACTTTTCACCAGGGACAGTCATGACAATATTTCGGACAGATCTTGCGATAGCCGAAGCATTTTTAAGATCAACAACGTCATTTGTAAGAGGATTGCTCTTAAACGTTGCACTTATATCCTTAAAACCCTGACTGACCCTTTCTAGAGGCATTATTTATTGGTGATATATCATGTTCTTTCTTATTTATAGGGTCAAGACTCATTCATAAAGTGGTTCTGGAGCACTCTGAGTCTCAAACAACTCACTTTCTTGCTTTTTATTACGCTTTTTGGGTGTAAGATCGTCATTATTAATCTCACGAAGCATCTTTTGATGCTGATCATTAGCTAAATTGTCTAGAAAGTCATTCATTTTCAGATTCCTCGTCTTCGTTTTTACGTTCTTTTGCAGTTTTCCAAAAGTATTCATCTTCACGACCCATTCCAAGTCGATCAAATCCATTTTCAACCTGGTAGCACTGTGTTGATACCTTAAAATCAGGCATCTTTGGTTCAACAGGTGTCAAACTATTATCAAAAATACGCATTCTATTGTTTGGATAGAGTGCATACTGTCCATTATTAAGTGCAATTAAGTTATGAGACTTATGTTCAGCAGGATTTTCACTAGTAGCATAGTCAATCATATCACAATCCTGATGATAATTATCTATCGTACAGATGTATTCTCCTTTAATGATACCATGATCGCGAGTATAGCACTCAAAATCCATTGAACCAATAAACTGCTTAGTGATTGATACAACGCCGTAGTCCATACAATTCCAGAATTGTAGGTTAGGTAGGTTCATATCAGGTGAGGGAGTCTCAGGGTTCGCCACAAAGGCACTGATAGGTAGTTTATCATACATTGCAGCATACTCTGGTAAGTATGTCTCAAAATAAAAAGCACGTCCAGGTATCGATTTACACGATACCCAAACGCCCTTTACAAATTCACCATGACCAGATTGATGATCGGTGAGATATTCTTTACGAACCCATACCTCAATAGAAGGTAGATTGCAAATTAATGCAGCCATAAAGTAACAAAATCGTTGTTACTATTTACCTTGTCCACGATAACGCTTTTTCTTATTGTTACCAGAGGATGCCGCATACTTAGTGTGCTTACCCATACCTTGACGAGTTTTTTTTGGTTTTGATTCGATCATCTGTTCACCAGAGATCCCAATTCTACCTCTTGCCATAATTAATTTTTCTCCTTGAGATTAATTTTACTTGGATCAATAGTACCCTCACCAGAAAAGAACTTCTCTGATAAGTCTTGTAGGACCTCTGCTGCATCTTCAAACGAGAGGTCGCTACAAATCAATTCATTATCATAATATAAGTTAAAACGAGACACGTTAGATTACGCGAGTTTTTTCGTGCCCAACGCGGATCCGGGGGTCACACCAGATCTCATAACCTGCCTCAATAGCATCAAGACAGAATGATACGTCTTCTCCACACATATCCTGAACAGATCCAGATTCAAAGACTTGCATCTTAGGAGCAAACCAAGGATACTTTATATTCTTATCCTCAAAGACACCCTTCTTAATCATGACCCACCCAAAACCAGTGTAGTCAACAGTAAAGGGCTTACGACGCTTCTGAATGCTCTCTACAGTCTCATGATTCATGACACCGCCATTAGTACGGAACTCTTCTTCATCTAACCAGTGTGCGACAGAAGTTGTGTGTCCATCTTCAGTAGCATACCAACCTGCAGTAATGCCACGCTCTTCACCTTCTGCTGGAACAGAGAGATCACATAACTGCCAGAACTTGTTTGTGTCAAAGACAATATCCGAGTCAATCCATAGTTGATAATCATACTCTAACTTACCATCCCATGGAATTTGATCAGGTCCACGTAATACATTTGCACCAAGTACCTTACAACGTGCAAAGTTTACCATGGAACTGTAGTCTTGACTGATCTGAATGGCCATACCATTCTGTACCATATCAAAACAAAGTTGTACAAAATTCTTCAGAAAAATATATGATACTCCACGTCCAGGAAGGCAAAACACAATGGTCTTACCTTTCATGCGTTCTTTAATAGCAGCAATATCCCAGTCTTCTGGTTTCTTTTCTGGTGTCTTTGCTTTTACCGTAAATCCTTTTGCCATAGTTTTGAAATTACTTCAGTTCAATTATAGTATGGTGTATGTAGTCTGTCAATCATTTATTTCATAGTAGTGGTATCAACACTAGTATGAATCTGATCCAGGCGGTTCTGAAGATGCATCCGAAGCATATCCATAACCATTCTCATATCTTGTTACTTGCTCATATGAAAAATCAGAGGGCGAGTAATCAGTATGTAATAACCCTACCATTGCAGTTAATTCAGCCCACTTCTCTGTAAACTGTTCTTCTGTAAGATTATTGTATATACATTCTTCCTTAGCATATATGTGAAAGACCTTTGTGGGGTTCATTTTACCTCCGGATTTTTTTCTAGTTATCTAACTCATAAAGGCATTGTATATCAAAACAATAAAAAATCCAAGAGGTATTAACACCACCTTGGACATTGTTTTTGGATATCGAATACACCAACCTGCTAATACAACTTTCCAGAAATTCCAATAGGGCGTTCTTTTCATATCCGGAAATTTTTTATGAGAGTGATATTTACAGATCGATTTGTCACCTCTGTAGGTTAGGGTAGTTAAGCGTTTTTATCACGCCCCCCGCGCCGCATAACAATAAACCGCATAATAACTGCCGATTGCTATACGCATACTTTAACAGACTACGGGGGCAAAGTCAAGCTCTGCCCCCACTGTAATTAGACGCCAAAGTAACAATCAGAATTGAGTTCTAATGTGTTAACTTTAGGGTCGCGGTACTTAACACCGTCAGGGGTTTCTAGGTCATTAAATGTACATGCTTCGAGGGCATCTACAAAGTCTGAATAATTACCAGCTTCGCTTGCTAAGTGATAAAGACTCTCATCATTACCGATCCACAGTGCAACGTTCCAAGTCTCATAGTTTGTCCAACCGTTGTACGTTGTATCGGTGAGATTTGTCTGGTATGTTGTGGTCATGGTGGTTTGAGTAAGGGTCATACAACTGATACACTTTAGAGGCTACAGTTAGGTAACCTCTAAGTTTTTAACTATCAATCAGAACGTCACAGTTTCGCCACTACTATAACTCATTGCACTACACTGATCATCACTTAGTACGGCACTCTGATTGTCACTTAGTACATCACTTTGAATGATATCAAGGACTGACAGAATGTCATTACCAGTGTTAGTAACTGACAGAAGACCAAGAGCTGTTTGACGGTTCATAATAAAAAAGAAAAGTGTTGACGTTTTGTGAAGCTTTGTGCTAGACTATCAGTAATCCGTGTCGCCGTTAATATACTGTTCCACATCAAATTTCTGATCAGTCATCTCAGGGATATCATAGATCTCCCCAGGAGCATCAGCAATCTCTTGGAACATATCAAACACGGTGTCATCCATGTGGTTTTGTGCAGTGCTTACATAACTGAGACACTTTAGGGGCTACAGTAGTGCTTACTCCTCTTCTCTGTAAGTTACTCTGATATCATAACACTTTTATGGGAGACTGTCAATAATACCACGGAGATTTATGAGCAATCCTTATAGTGTGCTGCTGTCAAGTCCCGGAGAAACTTATATCGGGGGTCTTGACTTTTCTGCGAGAGTGTGATAAACTGCTCGCTAAGATCACTACTCTATGAGACATTTAAATCATCATAAGTATCATCCTAGAAGCATCATAAGTATCATTCAAACACATACTTTTCCACAGAACTATACCTTAATACACATATTATCACATACTTATCCACAGGGCTGTGGAGAACTCATATACATTTAAAATAACATTTAATTATATAAAAAAGACTAATCTTTATATATTCAAGCAAAAAGAGTGCCTTTTAGGGCACTCGTGGTGTTATTCAGTTGTTTTGACTAAGTATCAGTATAGTGCCTCAATTGCTTCTAGGATGAGAAGAATATCATTACCATTCTCAGCAGTTTCGAGAGCAGCAAGAAGATCAGACTTAGACATAAAAAGTGTTAGATAGGGTTTGTGTTTGTTTGTTCTGGGACTTACCGATGCAACGCTAACGTGCCCAGAGAGTATTACTTAAGAGGATAACATATCAGATAGAACATCTTCTCCATAGCAATCAATAA